AAAACACCATTGTATCCATTGGTTTGAATGTTCTTATTATAGTTTCCTCTCCAAGAATATGGAAAAAATGGCTCTTCTTTTATATAACTGTCTTTCAATTTAAATATATGATGCCCATTTTCAACACCATAATACTGAATTTGAAACATTGCAGAGGTTTTATTTGCAAAATAAATCAAATCGTTTATCTGCAGATAAGACGCATCAGAAATTTGGTCTTCATATACGTTAAAATCCTGCTTGTACACTTCTCCGGCGGACACTGAGTACACATCGCCGCCACTAAACAGCAGCGCCAGCGGTTCTGACGCCCCATCAAACTCAATTAGCCTATGTTTCGACGACGCATCAAGAGCAACCGTTGCAACTTTTGACGTCCCATACCATTTTTTTAATCCGCCTTGGTGCGTAGGCAAAAAGTTAGACACATATCTTGTGCCAAACTTTAACTCTTCTTTATCTACGCGTCCCGCAAGCTCTGGAGTCGTTTCTCCTCCATTAAACGCACTTAAAACATCTGCTTTCAACTTGTCTGACATTATGGAACTATCCTATTTCTTTGTAATATAGATTCTCCACCCTGTGTTGCTTCCAAAGTTATCATATCTGCCTTACGAGCGTCCTTCAACTTCTGCTTATACAAGGATTCAAAGAAAGCAATATCTGCATCAAGACCTTTAATTTTACCAACGATGCGCTGGGCCAGATTTAAAGCAACTACGTCGCAGAACAAAGACGGCCAGACAGTGATATCCACCTCGTTTGAAGTATAATAAATAGTTTTTATCGGCCATCTCACATATAAACGGCCTTCTTCAATGAAATATGAAGGACAATTGTCATATTCGTTTACCAGCGGATCATATCCGTTGCGCGTAAACATCAAATACATCGAAATACGAGAAAAATCATTCGGCAATTCGTAACAAAAATAGCCTTCAATCTTGTGTTCTTCTTCGAAATCCTGTACTGCCGGTATCTTTTTGCGAGCAAAAGTCCATTCGTACTTATCGAGCTCCGATTTTATGGCCATCGGAAGATTTCTTTTGCACACAATCGCATCAGGATTGTTCTGATTATCAATACTATCAATAGATAGCGAGCCCCCACACCAATCGATTGCCATATTCGCTATATCTGTATATGTTAAAAGATTCATAGAGGCTCTCCATTTTATGGTGACCAAGCCCCCGCCCTAAGGCAGGGGCAGGTGAAATTACAGTGCGGAAATATCCAACACACAAACTTGCCATTCGTTCAAACGAGCAGAAGACAATAACATATAGGAGTTAACCTGATATGCATCATCCAAGTCGTGACGGATAGAAATTTGAGTATTAAATTCTTTCCAGATACCTGTACAGATTGGTTGACCCGCAGCAATCAACACTTTGTCCGCAGCACCGTTGGTTGCGTTCAAGACATCGATTTCTGACAATTGGATGAAGTCGAAACCTAAGTAAGATTTCAATTCACCGGTCGCATTTGGCATAGCGCCAGATGTGTTCCAAGTGTACCATTCTGCATCATTACGTAACAATTCCGCAAATTTGGAGTTATGATACGCACGCAGACCCAAAGAACGCCAATCAACGTCGTTTGCTTCGAAGAATTTCAAAACTTTTTTCAACAAACCAGTGATTGTATCTGTAGACAAAGCTGTAATTGTGTTATCAGCAGGCAATGCAACAAATGTTGTTGGCATTGTGATTTGACCAGGAGTAGAAACAGTTGCGTCTGTCCAGCTCAAAGATGTGATCGCGTTACCCAAGAAGGCTTTAACGAACATAATATCTTTTTCACGTTGGAACGCTTTATTTGTTTCAGAAACCCAACCAGCTTTCATGTCGATCAAACGCAACAATGTCGATTCTTCAGTGAAGATAAATGTTGCACGTTTTTCGACTGGAGAAGGCAAATAACGAGTATCTGCTTCTGGAGTTTGCGCTACAGTTGCACGTGGGGTTGTTAAGTCTGTAATTGTACGTAAAGTAACTTTATTTACGTATGTTATGATTTGTGGTACACGACCAGTCAAACCTGTTCTAAAAGTTGTAGAACCAGCGGTTTTAGATGTGGCCTGTTGTGCCAAAGCACCAACCAGCGTAGAAAACTGTGCTGAGATGGTACTTAAATTAATATCAGCCATTGCCATTTTTTTAAGCTCCATTTTAAAAGTTTTCTAATCGCTAGAACTTGTCGTTGGTTATGGGATTGCGAGTCCCGCCTACGCCTTATTCCTAATGCTTTGCCGCCTTTGGGCTGATTAGGTGGCCGCCGCCGCCGCTTCAACACTATTAAAGGTTATGGCACAAGAACAAAGGGCGACTACTTTCCTTTATTCTTCTTGTTTTCTATTTTAACAGATTCTTCAGGATTTTTCAAGGGAAAAGTTCCTGGCCACGGAAAATCTCCATTTTCAATTATGTCCGCTATAAATCTATACGCGTTCGCAAGATCGTGACGGTCATACTTGTGTTGCGTCAACTTCAACACTTCCAACTGAGAACCCATAAAAATATGGTTGAAACGCCCATTTTGAACATAGGCGCCTTTGTTATATAATTTATCCAGCTGCATTTTCGTTCGCCGCTTCTGCTTGTGCAACAACCTTGTTGACGTTGTGACGGTCGTTGATTATTTCCAGCATTTCTTTGCTCATCCAGTCAGCATAATGACTTTCATATGCCTTATGAAGGTCGTCTTCTACTGGCTTGATTTTTTCGACTGCTTTCAGATACTGTTCACGATATTTTAAGAATTCAGCATGCGCCTTTTCAACGTCTTCTTTTGTTTCGCCGACAGCAAACATCTGTACAGCATCCCCATTCAAGAAGCGAACCTTGAATGTGATATCTTTAGTATCAAATTCTGTAGCAATTACGTAGTCTTCTTTTATTCTTAACAATTCATTAGAAATGTCAGGGATAAAATAAAATAATTTTCTTGCCAAAAACTGTGTATCTTTCATTTTAGTTTCCTTGTGCTGTTATTGCTGCTAAACGCAACAGTTCTTGTACTGACTTTTCGTCGCCCGCGGCAACTTTCTTCATAAATTCAGAATCAGATTTCAATTCTTCTATACGAAGTTTTGCCATTTCTTTCGTTTCTTGTCCGCCAGACTTGTAACCAGTCAAAGGCTGATTAGAATCAGATGGTTTTGACAACCCAAGCAACATCTTGCCCAATTTTTCTGCGCCAATCACACTGCCTACGGCGTCCAATTCGTCGTTTGTCAGCTCCAAATCTGCAGCAACGTTTTTACTTAAAGCAACGTTCTTGTCATAGTCAGAACCCCACAATTTTTTCAACGCTTCTACTGAAGCCTTGTTGCGAGCGTCCATGTCTGCAGAACGTTTTTCTTCATCAGCTGCTTGCTTCGCCTTGGTATATTCGTCAAGCCAAGATTCTAGTGCTTTTGCTTGCTTTTTTGAGATGCCTTCTTTAAACAAGATCTCCTTTGCAGCTTTTGCAAACTCTGTGTCTTGGAGTTCGTAGTCTTCTGCTTTGTCTGGTCTACCAAGTCTTGAGTAGACGGACGACAAGTCGGCGTCTTCGCCTTTTGGAATTTCGATGAAGTCGTTTTTGTCCCGACCAGTAAATTTTTCAAGCTCTCTATAACTTTTAATAATGCTGTTCGCATCTTGCCATCCTTTTGTTTGAATTAAACCTATGTTTTCGTCTTCGATGTTCAGACCATCGTACCAGTTTTGGTTGTTGTTTTCTTCTGCCATATCAGCTCCTTAATTGGTATGTTCGTTTTCTGGGTACAAAACCCCTAGTAATTCACTTCCGTCAGTAACGGGAGTGTTTTTTGGTGCCGGCGTTTTTAAATCGCGCTGGATTCCCAAAATCAAATCCACCATCAGCTTCTTTCCATACTCTGCCCAACGGTTTTCGCTGTTTTCCCCAACAAGCAAAACGTTGTCTACATACAAACTACGAAGCCAAGTGGCCACGTCTGGCATAGGCGCGTGTTTCAGCCACGTCTCCACCTTTTCAGACATTATATAGTTCTTTCTGTTTCTCATTTCAATCCCTACTGTTGCGCTGGAGCCACGACATTTTTCATCGCAGAACCAATGCCAGCTGCATTTTCAGCCAACAATTGTGCTTCAGCCTGTTCCTGTTTCTGTTGAACAACTGCCTGCTTCTCTTGCGCTGTATTCAAGATCGATAATGGAATATTATAAGACGTTGCCAAGTAATCACAGGTACGATCAATATTAAATTCTGTGTCTAATTGCGCCACGTTCATTAATATTGCCGCCATATTTGCAACTGCATTTGCAGAATCAAGACGTTGCCCACGCAACATTGGGTTATCTAAAACGATATCAAATGCCGCGCCAGCTGTCTCTGCTGGGAATTCTGGTAAAGCATGCATTTCTGCATACATCTTTAATTCCAGCTCGATCATTGGTTGTAACAACTCGCGAGCAACACGATCGCCCAACGGGGCAATAATGTTTGCGCGTTCGTTTGCTTTTAACATCGCGTCTGTAGCAGAGCGAGATTGTGTTTCTTGTAAAGACGCAAACATATCAACAAACAATGCGTCCTTGATACGTTTTTGCCACCCTTGGATCATATAATCAAGCGTAGGCATATCGCGTTGAGACAACACCGCAACCTGTGGACGACCTTCGGAGTCAATACCGCCATTTACAATAGACGTGACATCCGGATAGTTCCTTGGGTTGATGATATCATCTCCAGCCAACAGATCCAAACGGCTCGCGTGATGTGCTGCCTTCACCAGATCGAAAGATATTGCATTTAAGTTTTTTGTGCTTGGCAGGACCGACATGACCGGCGAAAATCCGTACGGATCGTTGGTGTTGGAGAAGGTTGCTGCTCGCCCTGCAATATACTTACAATAGGGTTCGAGCGTCTTTTGAATTATAGTTCCCTCTGTCTTATCAATATAAACAGAGTCGAACTTGCTTGGTTCTTCAAGAGACGGTTCAACCACATGGATTAATTCCATCGTCTTGCTCAACCAACCATAAGGATTGTCAGATGTTGCTTCTTGTGCACATCTTGGTACATAATCCTTGAAACGCTGACGTAATTGACGATACGTGTATGTCACCTTGCGATAAAACGTATCAACAAACCCACGCTCGTTCTGATCAATTACAAATTCCCTAATTGGCAACGCACGATACGTCACCTGCTTATGCACAATATCCTTGGACAATTCCAAAACATACCATCCATACAATGCATTATTCATATACAATGTATTAATTGCGCATATAAAATTAGAAAGAGAAGAATAACGTTTTCTATAAATAAACTGGTTTTGATAATCCAGCGCATACCCATAATTCGACTGCAGTTTTTCATCTGCAAAGCGCATTGAGTGCCACACATAGGCCGCAGGTGTCAGAAGAGAATTCATTACAGCCGCATGCAATGGTAAGGACGTCTGTAACGTATCATCTGTCTTGGCAGTCACCTGCGATATATCCCCGTTTGCCTTCTTTACCTTGAAGTATGCATTACGTGGATCGCCAAGAACCGCTAATTCTTGATATAAAGGAATATAATTCGTCTGTAATTGTTCCAGCTCCTGGAACCGATTCATATAATGAGCTATTAATTTTTTCTGTTCTTCGCGTTTTTGCAAATCCAACGCTGTATCAGAAATAGAAACTTTGGATTCTTTTGCCATCTTACTCACCTACTTATTCAGAAAATACACTAGACGGTCTTTTCCCGGGAACGATTTTGCTATAATCTCTGCCAGCCGTCCCTTTTTCCGTGCGACCAAACAGCGTAGACATATACCCGTTCCTGTTTTTCATTGCATTCAGCTCATTTGCAATTCCAGACATGTTGTATTTTGGAGCCGTCGCCTTCGGTGCAGCTACAACCGCCGGTGTGTTACTGTATGTATGAAAACTCATGCACAATCCTTTTTTTTCTACATATATTATATAACAAAACACGAATAAAAGCAAGTTAAAACGTTCCACACCCGTACGGCATTAACATGTCATAATTTTCGTACATCTGTTCGTTCTTATGCGTCTTTTCATATTCCAGCATTTTGTTCAGCCTCATTTCTTTGATGTCCGCCTTGCGGAAATATTGCCCCGCATAGCATATTGCAGACGCAATATCCTGTGATAATTTGTGTTTTGGCGCCCACTCTTCAAACTTCCCGAGTTCACGCAGTGCTGGAATACAACTGGAATCCAATGTGCAATGTGTCAGCAGCCATTCTGCGTGCTCTTCTTGTACCTTGTGCAGCAGTTTTTTTATCTTGAACACCTTAAATCCGCGTTTTAAGAAGAAATCAAACAAATTCAATCCTGTTTCCTTGTTCGCCTGCGCCGCATCAAATGGTAAAACCACATTTTTTATGCCCTTCGACTTAAACTCGTCTGCCCATTCTGACAGATTACGCCTATTGTCGTACACAATTTCCCGCAAATACACCTGTCCAACGGCTGATTGATTTTGCAGACCGCTCTGTAGAGCGTACGACCCGTATACTCCAACGGTATAATCCCCACCGTTTCCACTACCAATATCGAGCACCACCGTCTGCGCTGGTGGCGTTTCCACTGGATTCAATGGATCATAATCTATAAACTTATTTTCGTTAAACAAAGCAATTAATGGAAAGTAAAATTTAGCTGACACGTTTGGTTTTCCTTCGTCTATAAATGAAAAGTCTGCCTCGTATTCGCAGTTCCAGCCCTGTTGGATCTGAGCCTCCGTCTTTCTAGCGGCTTTACCTGCCAACCAGAACTCGTCCTTTATCTTCTGCAGCTTCTCTTCGTCATATAAATTCGATTCGTTAATCCCGACCTTCAAAAACAGCCACTCCGGGTCGTCCCCGTGGTGCTCCTTCAGGTACTTGTATGTATTATATAATAAGTAGTCGTCGTCCGATCGTGCTGTTCCAATTCTGAGCGACCACCCATCTGTATCTGCAATAGCCGGGTATATAATGTCCGAGTACGCCCTTTCGATTGGTGCCTGCACCTCATCTGACAGCCATCCCGTCAAATACAGACCCCTGACCTTCTCTATCGTCTTCGCACCACAATATATAATACGCGAGTCGTTTATCAGCGTAATTGTGCTCGTCTGCTTGTTGATATCTGCGATAAGGTCTTTTCCGATTGTGGTGAAGAGAGGCATAGTATTTTGCACTGCCTGGTCCAGCTGAGGGCTGGTAAAGAGGACCTGTTGAGGTAACCCGGAAGGAAGCGGTGGAGCGGAAATTGTTCGCTTAAGCAGCTCCGCAATGGCAGCATACGTCTTTCCCGCACGTCGGTGCGCGATGATAACGCCATGTTTCCATGGTTTTTCGTGGATATCCTTGAAGCAATCGCGTGGTTCATAATTTAGTTCTCCGACTGCTTGTTTTGGGTCGGTAAGCTTTTCGTTGTATTCGTATTCGGTGCTTACCTGTTGGTACGTTTTTCTAACGCGCATTCTTCCCATTAATAACACCTTATATATATTAGTATGTATTTAAAGAGGATCAGCAGGACAACAAATAAACAAGGCCAAAACAACAAAGGATCGTGCCCCGCTTAGGCCACCTTATCGCTAAAGGAAGGAAAGGAGATCTAAAAAAAAGTAATAAGACGACCTTCCCCTTTAAATACATACCTATTATATACCACCTCGTCACAATTGTCAAACCTTTTTTCTAACCCTTTTTTTGACTGTTGACAAAAATAAAATTTAGTGCTCTTTTGTATATACAAACTCTCCTATTCAATCGATAGGAAAATCGATAGGAAACGATAGGAAATCGATAGGAAATTGTCGGATTATGTATAGTTTGGGTCGGATTATGTATAGTTTGGGGGCCTTTTTTCGCTTTTTTTGCCGTTTTTTTAAAAAATTTTTTCCCAGATTTCTGCGGGTTCCAAGTTGACAAAAAAAATCGACCCCCTCGTCTTTTTTGGCCCTTTTTCAATTTTTCCTATAGGAAAACGGTATTATAATACCGTTTTTAGGGGCCTTTTACCTATGTACTTTTGTGGTAGATAGGGGTGACCTGTACCCGAGCGGGTCCCGAGTGGGAGCAGGGGGGCCTGCCCCCCTCCTATCCCCCTCCCTGCTTGACCTGCGGATTATTTTTCGATTTGCATATGCAATCGGTTTTGCTGAGCTAAAACATTTCCTATTGATGTCTTATCCCTATTTACCTATTATATTATACAATAATTTATAATGTATTTTTTGTCAAGTTTTTATAAAAGTAAACAATATAGAAAAATGACTAGGATTATAGGGAAAAGGAAAAAATTGTATATACAAAGTCAATCAAATACACACATAAACATCAACACTTCATCGATGATTACGTGTTGATATTTATTTTAATTTTATGAAATGTATTGAATGGTTCGATACATATAGTCATACAACCAAAAGGATAACAAATGGCTAAAACAACACAAAAAGAACAATTAACGATGAAAACAATGGAAAAGAGAGCATACGATAATGAAAAAACAATCGTATTATTCCAGAACAATCAAAGAACTGACTTGGTGAAGCACCCAATATTGAGGGGAAACTTAACATTGAATGGAAAGATATACAATGTAAGTTTATGGACGAAAGCGTTCACTGATAAAGACGGTAAAGAAGTGATTTACTGGAAAGGTGAAGTGCAATTGCCAGAAGAGACGAACGAAGCACCTGCTGACAAGGCATTGGCTGCTATAACGGACGTTGACCAAGCACGAGCATTGTCTGCCAAGAAATAAAGACTCGGGATAAATTCCCGAGCAAAAGATTACACAATGGTGAGCAAGTCGTCTATTGGTGCTTCCGTCGTTGACTACAGCACCAACAGGCGTTTTGCTTGCGTGTTGTTGTATGGCAGAAGTTCAGGCCTGAACGATAAAAGCAAAACAACACATAAATTAACAACAATACAAAAAAAAGGAAAAAGAAATGGCAAATAAAAAGAACCATAAATGTTCACAAGTACTTATGAAAACTCCAGGTGGATACGAACATATGTTCGAATCAATAGCAGCAGCAGCAAAATTTGCACAAGCAAATCAATGGACAATGTCATTAAAAATGCAAGTAAAAGGCTATTTTGAAGACAAAAATGGAAATAAATATTATCGTCAGGACGAAATGAAAACAAAAAACATATATTCAACAGCAAGTGCAAAGATGACAAAAAACGTTAAACCAAAATTAAAAAGAAAGAAACCAACACATGCAAGACAAGTAATTGTTGATGGTATTTTATATGAATCGGTGAGAAAAGCAGAACAAGTGTGTGGATTTAAATATGATGTATTAAGGCAGGCATTAAGAGCGGGTCAAAATATGTCAAATGGACATACAATTGCATACGCTGATGAAACACCAGTAGAAATGCCAAGAATAATTGATTATAAACCTGAAAAAGAAACAAAAATATCAATTATTGTAAATTCAGATGACCCGGCAATTGAAGCAATTAATGACAAGATTGTATCAATATTAAAAAAAGCAGGAGTTTATGAAGAAATCGAAAAATTATCAAAAGCAATTCAAAAATTAAGCAAATAAGAAAAGGAGACAAAAATGCCTACACAAAAATTAACAACACAAGAAATTGAAGAGATAATTGCATCAACATCTCAAGACGGAAAAGAAATTAATAACTGGAAATTTGGAATTGAATTGGAATATGGTGGATATAACAACAGATTAGATTATGATTCAGCGCAAGCAGACGAAATTATCGAAACAATTAAGACAGATGGAAGTGTATCTGGAGATGGAACAGAATACAATTTAAAGCCAATATTATTTGAAAACTTAAAAACAAACAAAAAAATAATCAAAGCATTGGAATCGTTCTGTTATCGTGCAGCAAACAAGCGTTGTACAGTATCACCATCAGCAGGAATGCACATACATTTCAGCTGGGACAAAGAATTTAATACTCCAATGGGAGCAAAGTTAGGAAGAATATTATTTGATTCATCAGACGAAATATTCACAACAACATTTAATCAATTTCTTAAAGAATCAAGAGGATATCCATGTTTATTATTAAATAATCCTGTCGAATCATTTAATTGGAAAGAACCAAACGAAACATACAAAAAATGGTTTATTGAAAAAGCAAAATTATTATATGAAGCGTTTCAATTTATATATTCTGTATCGAATCGTGATGGAACAGAGCATTATGGACTTGGTACAGGATATACAAGAGGATATTCGCATCATAAAACGCTGGAATTACGATGTTGGAGAACAAGTTATGACTTTAGAGAAATCGTAGCACGCGTATTTGTTGCAAGGTTTTTCTTACAATACATCTTAAGACTTGGATTGTATACAGAAAACGAATTATATGATGAAATAGAAAACATGGAAACAATCTGGGAGATGTTAAATAAAGCAGAAAATACAAAATTAAAATCAATGTATGAATATTTAGCATACAACTGCAGAAACAAACATAAGATGGGTCTTCCATTGCATATGTTAATGGCAAAACTGGGAACAATGCAAACATCATATCCTGCAGAAATCAAAAGACGCTCAGATATTTATAACAAAGCACTGACTAAAAATACCAGCGCAAAGAAAGCAAAAGAAACATTTGAAACAATTATATCATTTAACAACGAAAGAAACGGAGAAGAAGATGAATCCAGAATATAAAATACTGAAAACAAGATGTTCAATTTGTGGCAAATCATACAAAAAGGTCACTACAAAAGACAGAACAGAAGACACAACAAACTTTGTCGTAGAAAGTTTTGGTTCTGATATTGGACCAGTATGTAAAACCTGTGAAAGAAAATACAGAGTAATTGGAAGTTTTCACAACAGAGGATATGGATATAAATGGAGTACAGCACCAAGTAGAACAGCAATGGATAAAGAATCAACACCAACATTTGGAATTGAAATTGAAGTTGCAGGAAATATTAAATCAATTGAAAAGATAGATAAAATTTCAAATGACGTATATATGCAACAAGAATGTTCGATTGGATATGATTCTTCATTAAGTGGTGCACAATTTGAATTAAGTTATGCACCAGGAACATTTTACTGGTATATGTACGAAAGTAAATTTAAAAACGTTTGTAAATTATTGGAAAAAGACCCGATGGCAAAAACAGACGAAACAACAGGAATGCATATACATATTGGAACAATACAAACTGGAGATGTTTATGTTCAATTACAAAAAGCAGCATCAACAGACAATATGTTCTGGACAATAATAAAAATAATTGGAGAACGGGATTTCAATAGATATTGTATGCCAATATGGCAAAGACAACATCACGACTGCATAAATCGTTCTGAAAGATGGAGAACATTAGAGTTCAGAATGTTTGCATCAACATTTGATTATAACAAGATATTAAACAGAATGAAATTTTTACGTCAAATGATTGAAAACTTTTCATATACAGGCCCAATAATGTGGCATAATTTTAAAGAACCAACAAAAGAATGGTTTATGTCATTACTGGAAACAACAAAATTAGATATATCAGAAGAAGAAAAACAAAAAATACGTTTATTGTTTTCAGAAGAAGGACACGCAGAAGCAATGCCAATAAATAAAGACGCTGAATTCTGGATGTCTGAAGCAGAACATCAATATATGGAAGATGAACAATATAGTGATGATGATTATGAAGAAGACGAAGAGGAAGAAGAATATCAATGGTGAAGAAATCGTGGCTCAACGCCAATACGATCAAACGACGAACAATTACAAGCATTACGAGCAGCTTGGATAGAATGGCAAAGAGCACACAACATCAACAACAACAATTAAAGGAAAATCAAATGTGTATAATTATAACAAAAGAACGTGGTGCAAAACCACTTCCAAAAGACATCTTTAGTAGATGTTGGGATAACAATCCAGACGGAGCAGGAATACTGTGGAACGATGGACACACAACAACATTAACAAAAGGTATTATGAATAAAGCAGATTTTATGAAAAAGATTGCAGAAGTGAATAAAAAAGAAAACTGCTTTATTTTGCACACAAGAATTCATACTCACGGTTCTGTAAAACCAGAAAACACACATCCATTTGTAAGCAAAACATTGGGATTTGCACATAACGGGACATTAAGCGTTCAAGCCTTACCAGACGCGACAGATTCAGAAACATTCTTCAAATGGACAATTGAAGATAAAACATTTGAATGGTGTAAAGAAAATAAATTCTTACTGGATATGGCAACAAATGGTTCAAGATGCGCAATATTCGATATGGTAACAGGTGAAATCTTACATTTGTGTGAAGATGATTGGGTAATAGACGAAAAATATCCTGGATATATGTTTTCAAACAGGGGATATAAACCATATGAAGCAACAACATCAAACTGGTGGAAACATAGAAATAATAATTATTGTGGATATAGAGATTATTCATATGACTGGTTTGATGATTTAGATGACGACGATTATTGTTCAAGTCAATACAACTTCGATGATGAAGCAACAAAGAAAGCACCATCAAAATTAGATGAACAAGCATTTGAAGATCTTGCATCAAAAATCAGATTACTTGGAATTAAAAGAAGAAAAAATAATTTAAATATTGAAATCGAAGATATAGACGAATTCTTAAAAGTAAACTGTGAAATAAACGCATCATCAGCAGCATTTGCAGAAATGGCAAAAATGATTCAAGAACTGAAACATTATGAAAAAGAAAAAGAAGAAGAGGGCATTGCTTCAATAGCATATATTTCAGCAAGATTGATGCGTCAATGGTTTGGAAGAGCAAAAAGTTTAGGCTTTACAAACATAGCAGAAGTATTAATCGCAATGGATCATTATATAGCTGATATTAAAGCATATGGTGCAGACGACGCATTATATTCACACGAAGAAAAATTATTAATCGAAAGATTAGAATCTGACATTGAAGTATGGACAGATATATATTTGGAAGATATGGAAAGTTGTAAAGATGTAAACTTCAAAGACATAACAGGAACAATAAAAGAAGATGGAGAAAAAGATGTATTATCTGATAAAGACAACAAAAGCGGAATACAAGAAAAAGAAGCTTCCGAAGAACCGATTCAATAACATAACAAATGGGACAATATTCAAAGTATATGAACGCAAAGTCCCATTTGCGGGCATTATTGAACACAATATTATAAAAATAAAAAGGAAGAAAAAATGAATCCAAAACCAAGAGTTGGACAATTAAACAAAAGATTTGGAACAACAAAATTCTTTTTAACAACAGATTTTAATAGACATTTTGTTGCAATAAAAAAAGAATATCTTGGTAAAAGAGCAATAAACTTATTAAGAAAAGATTACTGCGTAATACCAATGAAATTCGGTTATTATTATATAGCAGAAAAGGATTGAAAATGATAAAACAAGAATTAGAAGCAATTTTAGAAGAAATTTCTATTAAAGATAGCGATTGTTTTGTTATGTCTGATTTTATTAAAACAATTAAAGAAAAAATGCCAGGCTGGGATATAGAAGTTTGGGATTTTGATGATTATCCTGGAGTTGAATTAACAGATTCAGTCGCAGAACATATCTTTTATGAAATGGAAGACGGCAGAAACAATATACAATTTTATAGTTGGAGAACAGACTGTGAAGACGTTTGGTGTTACGTTGTCGCTAGCAAAAAGGATTAGAAATGAACAAGACAGACACGGAAATACTAAATGAAATTATATCAATAATCAATTCAGACGCTTTTGACGAAAACATACTGTATGACATTGTTAAACTCTTAGAAAAATACGGAAAAATGTAAGGATTAAGTGATGGAAAAAGATAAAGTAGAAAAATGGTTAGAAATATTAAACTTCTGGACAAATGCTATTGAAGAATATACAGAAAGATATCCTGATTCGAAAAAGAAAGCAGAAGAATACAGTAATTTAATAGACGAACTCTACGAAATATACCAATATTTACAAGTTTAGTCTGGGAAATTCCCAGACTAAATAAAAAACACAAATGCCCGCGCAATGGTGAGCAATTTTGAATTTTTTTTGAGCCAGCGGTTGAATTTTGAAAAATTTATGATACTATAAAAATACTTCAAAAAAAATTGCCCGGAAACCCGGGCAAAAAGCAAAACAAATTCAAAATAACCAGAAGAGAGGACTGATTATGAAAGTAATTATAAACGAAAATAAAGATTTGTCAAGAACTCAAAAAGATTTCTTCGCAAACGACATTCAGGACCTTCAAGATCAATTAGCGCAGTATGTAAAAGAAACACAATTCATCAAGTTTGACGAATGTACTGGTTTGTACTGGGTAAAGTATGGGGCAATTGAAGATCGAAACTGCGGAGAAAAAACTGCGCGCGAACACTTTCTTAACGTTTTTGATACGCATTGTTATCTTGAAAAATCTGTAAAGATAAATAATACAATCAAAAAACAGATGGAAAAGATAAGCGACAAACAAATTTCTCGTTGCTTTAAGGTCGCAGCCCATATGGTCACATACAATTCAAGACAATGGTTTATTGAGGGCATACCAGAATGGGACGGAAAGGAAAGGATTAAGACATTCTTAAAGGACGCATACGAATGCGACGCAAATCCAAATCATTTTCTCTTATTTATAACGAAAGTCGTGTCGATGGTATTAAACCCTGCAAAGACATACTGTCCATACTGGTTTGACTTTGTAGGCGGTCAGGGTGTTGGAAAAAGCTATCTTGCGGACTGGTTACTTGGTGGCGACGGCACAATGATCTGCAAGTACGCATTTACACGTTCTGGGGACGATTTTAAATACCAACCATACTCTGTCGGGGCAATCATAGCCATAGACGACGAATGCAAGCTATCAAATTCGCAATCTAAAGCCTTTGGAAAGGGCACAACGATCGAAGAATGGCGAGCATACGTTGCAGACAAATTCGACACTGTACGCGCCGTTTATAAAGAAGAAATGACACTACGCAGGTCGTTTGTAATAATCAGAACGTCAAACGAAGTAAAAATTACACAAGAAACGGGGGAAAGAAGACAGATAATCTTTGAAAGCAAATTACCAACTCGTGAATGTCGTCTATCAAAAACAGAAGACTATTGGAAAACGAACGGAACGGACAAATTTCACAGCCCAGATGGTCGTTTGAACGGTTATTATGCCCAACAGGTGCTTGCAGAAGCAATTGCGTATGTAAAAGCACACGGACAATACGAATTGTCAGACGAAGACGTTCGTAATCAGCTCGAAGAACAAGTAAATCACGTTGACATAGACAATGTTCAATTTGCAAGTTTGTGTTCGTTTGTTGAAAAGATAGATTCGTGCATAAAACTGCACAGAATGGAAACAGAAATGCCTTACGTACAAAGACTGACAGGTACACGCAACTACAACGGAAACGACGAAACACCGTCAGAAAAAACAAAATACGAAGGCTATTATTATTTTTCTTACCTAACTTACCGTCAATACTGCATTGACCATAACATAGATCGAAAAGATCAAATCTCTGCACGAAACTTTTGGAATTTTATAAAAGATTACAAAATGGTTGGAACCATTCCAATCGAGGTTGGGGAATTTTACGGTTTATCGAGTAAATCACACGCAAAGGTAAAGTCTGTCTTCGTTATGGTGCAACCAGCGCAATATTAAAGGAGCATCAAATGGCAAAATACAAATACGACCCGACACGAGTGCGGGTTGAATTTCGCAGAAAATACTGCAAAGAACTACAATTACCCAGCGGAAAAATGTCTGGGTACGAACTCTTCCCGATTACAGAGCAGGAAATAAACGAACTGCTCAAAGACTTTGATGGCACACCCCCGCACAATGATGAGCAGGTCACGATATCAGAATGGATGTTGTGGGCGGCCTTGCGATTAAAGTATGGAATCAACTACTTAAGCCCAATGTCGAAACAGCACCGGTATCTTCTTCTTTCTTGTCCAACATCATACCAGCGCACTGCCGAAGAAAGTGCAAAGGCAGAACTGGATCGACGGTTTGAAGAATTAGAATGCAGAATGCAAAATTATGTCGATAATGAAATGGAATATTTTAATGAAGAATTTTTAGATAAAATTAACGAAGGTCAAAAAACTTCAGTAAAAACAATGGCTTATATAGAAGAAGATTTTAGAAAATATTTTAAAAAAAATCTTGACAATGTCGAATTTTAACCTATAATAACAGTACAACAAAGGAGATTTATTATGAACGAATTATTTAAGGCATTAGCCAATGTAAAAAAAGAATTGTCGGTCATTACAACCGATAATGTTAACCCTGTTTATTCTGGCTCTGGGTATGCCACATTGCATAACATTATGACTGTGTTGCAACCGTTGTTGGACAAGAATAACTTAGTTTTATTTTCACAATTTGTAAAAGAACAAGACCAAGAAAAATGGGCTGTGCGAACCACGTTAACACACGTTGGCGAAAAAGAATGCCACTCTTTGTTTGTGGACTTTCCAGTTGAACGTGTTGCAGATTCGCAAAACAATGGTAAGGTTATGACCTATGCGCGTCGTTATAATATTGGCGGTTTATTCAATCTGACGTTTGAAGACGACAAAGACGACGACGATACAGGCGATACAAAACAGACAGCAAAAGTCGCACCAACACCATTAAAATTCTAAGGGGGCAAATGATGGCAAACATTGAATACAATGAAGAGTTACACCAGTACAAGATGGACGGCGAAATTGTACCATCCGTTACAGAACTGGCAAAAAAGTTTTCGGGGCTTAATACCGAATGGCTGGAAAAACACCCGGAGTTTGCTGAACGCGGGACTATAATGCACAACCAATTGGCTGAGTATTATAAAGACGGCACGACACCGACCGACCCAAAGGCTGTAGCTATTACTGAAATGATTTTCAGAACAGAAATGCAACAGGCCGAGGTTTTGGTATACAACGAAACCTTGAAATATGCTGGCACAGTCGACTTGCTGGTAATGGATGGTAAAAAGTGCAGAGCATTGGTAGACTTTAAATCTGGCGAAAACGGTAACAAACGTTATTATCGTTGTCAATTAAGTCTGTATCTACTTGCTTTACAAGATATGGGTGTCGATATATCAGAAACAAAAATGTTTATCGTTACACCATTAGGGGTTGTAGAATTTGAACCTTGGTCTTGGGATGAAATGCAATCTCTGTGTGGCGACTTGTTAGAAAAAGTCGATCCAGACAACGAAGACGTCCAGCGCATAGAATTTTTGGAAGAACAAATCGGTGTTTTGGCACCATACGTGAAGAAACACGAAGAGTTTACCAAAGAACTGAAAGAACGTTTGTCAAAAATGTTCACAGAAACCGAAACTAAGCGGTACACTGGCTCATATTATCGCTTTGTAATGTCGCCAGAATCAACAAGAAAAACTTTTGATGCAACAAAAGCAAAATTGTTGTTGGGCGATAAAGCACAAGAATGTGAAAAAGAGACTGTGGTATCGGGGTCAATAAGAATGACAGAACTAAAAAAGGAAAAATAAAATGAGTGAAGATCGTAAAGACGGACACGTAGGGTTTATTTCCCCTGCATCGTGGGATGCTTCAAGATTAGTGGGGTCATTAACTTGGGGCGAAAAGAAATACAGAATCGCAAATGTCGACAAAGACGGCACAGACTTTGTTGGCGACGTACAAGAAAAAACAGAAGAATTATATCGTGATAAGAACAATGTGGAGCGCAATGTCTACAAAAACATTGGTGCGATACAGTGGGATTCTGCGACTGGCGACGGGTTCTTCGTAACAGAAATTGAAGGTCTTGTTTCAAAGTTTGCAATGAAAAGCAAGCTGATCACAACGA